TTAACAGGTTTTGAAGTGAATTCTGATTATTGGCCAGCTAGTCAACAAGTAAGAGCTGGTACACCAGTCATTGCTTTTGTTAATGATGATCCGGAAGTAGTATTTAAAATACAAATATCAACTTCTACAAATAACGAAGCTAATGTTCAACAAAATGGTGTAGCACCATCAATTTTTCAATACATATTTTCTGGACAAAACATTCAGTTAGGAGTTGGTGGTACAGCATTTACCGTTCCTGTAGGAGCAACCCCTGCTAATAATCCTGCTATAGGTAATTCAAGAACAGGGCAATCAGCTTATTATATAGACGGTAGTACAATTACTTTTGCTACTGCAGGGGGAGCTCAAGGGGGAGGGAGTGGAAATCCTAGCTATGTAATTAAAATTATTGGTTTAGTTCCTGAAATTCAAACATTGCCAAATCCAAAAGGATTAGTGCAAGGCGTTGATATGCCTTTCATTGATGTGTTGTGTAAATTTAATAATCATATTTATGGATCGGTTGGAACACCGGGGAGATTTTTTATAGGAGGATGATTAACACAAGCAATATTAATAGTCTTTTAGAACCTGGGTTATACGTTCCAAAACCAAAGGTAAAATTGCCTATTAAAACAAAACAAATAAAAAAAGTTAAAACAAAAAAATAAGGTAAAAATTTATGTCAATTATAACCACAGGCAATATTCCCTCGTTGCTACGTCCTGGTCTTTACGAAGTCAAGATGTTATACGAAAGATTCAAAGGAGAATATACCAAATTTTATGAACAGGCAAACTCGGTAAAACATACTGAAAGACTAGTTGATATGAGAGGTACAGGATATGCACTTGAAAAGGCGCAAGGTGCGCCAATTAAGATGGACACAATGGGAGAAAGGTTTATTTATGAATTTATACATAGGGAATTTTCGTTAGGTTTTGCAATTACAAATATTGCACAAGAAGACGACCTGTACGCCGATCAATTTTTTAATGGTACTAAATCATTAACTACATCTTATGAGCAAACACGAGAAGTGATTGCAATGAATCCTTTTAATCAAGCATTTAATACAGCAGTGTTGCAAGCAAATGGTCAACCACTTTGTTCTGGTACTCAACCTTATGACGGCGGTACATATAGCAATAGAGTTGGCGCATATGGTAACGCTGATATTAGAGTTGATTTTAGTGAAACAGGCGTTGAACAAGCAGTTATATTAGCTGGCAAATTAAAAGATCAAGCGGGATTGCTAATTAATGCGCAAATAGAAAGATTACTTTTGCCACAAGATTTAATGTTTTCAGGTTGTAGATTGCTTGAAAGTGTATTTAGAACAGGCACTGCTAATAATGACATCAATGCAATATATAACATGAAAGCTATACCTCAAGGTTATGAAGTTAGCCACTTTTTAACAAACCCAAGCAATTGGTTTGGATTAACAAACGTTAAAGGTAGTCGTAAGCATTTTGTTAGACGACCTCTTAAGATTAACGTTTCAACAGATCCGGTAACAGAAACTATGTCTGTATTATGTTCTGGTCGTTACTCGTTCGGTATGTTTACGCCTCTCGGTGTGATTGGCTCACGAGGATCTGCAGCTTAGATATTATTATGCAAGAAAAATTTAACAAACTTTTATTAGAAGCAGAGGCACAACATGAAAAACTTGTTGTGCTTCATGCTCAGCAAAATGAGCAGTTAGCTACATTAAAAGCAGAGAAAAATAAACTTATACATTTGCTTACAATGTCAAAAGGTCAAATTGCAGCTTACAAAAAAACTTTAGAGATTATTAACGAAAATAAAGAATAATTATGTCTCAATTTTATGAATATAATTGGCCAGTACCTAACCCAAATGATATTGCTTTAAATCAAACTGTTACCACAGGAACAAAATTAGTTTTAAATGGTAAATACGCAAATCTTACTAATGGTCAAGCTAATCTTATTGAGGCAGGTATAATACCGCAAATAACTTTGACTCCTGGAAGTAATCTTAGTGCAGTATTTATTATTACTGGTTATCAAAATGGTGTTTTTATTCAAGAAACTTTGGCAGTTCCAAATAGCAATACTGTAACTAGCATTAATTATTTTGACATAATAGAATCAATAATTCCCTCTAATGTTGTACAACAAGG